ACTTGCCCCCAATTATCCGCAATCGCACAGTCCACCTTGAACGGAACCTTGGCATCGACACAGTTCTCCATGATCTGAGATATCTCAGCAATCTGCTTCTCATCTGGATTTCCTGATTCATCTGCATCGATGCTGAAACATAGTTCATCGTGCACCTGTAACATGGGGCGATACCCAGCGTTGTAACAATCAAGCATAGCTTTCTTTGTCTGGTCGGCACTCGAACCTTGGATCAATCGGTTCAATGCTTTGTATGTAAACGCACGTTTGATTGATGTCCTGCCATGTTCTCGCACTGCTTCTTCCAAAGGCAACGGTTTGTGTATGCCAAATGTCTTGGGCTCCCATAGCGGGAAGCGGCACTTCCTACCTAGAATTGTTCTAATTTGTCCATTATCAGACGCATGATTAGACACCATCGTTGCCAATCCTCGAACAAAGGGAACCTTCTCGTGGTATTCATTGAGCAGTTCTTTTGCGTCTTCGACTGTCGTATCAAGAACACCAGCCATCTTATTCACGCCCATGCCGTACATGATGCCCAGGTTTACTGTCTTGGCATCCTTCCGAGAGATACCAGCCATGTCAGCCACCATCTGGTGGAAGTCAGCATCATCGTTTTGGTATTGCTCAACCACCTCGTCGATGGATGGGTGACGATGCACACCGCTAATTGAAGCACAGTAGTGCGCTAACCAACGTGGCTCCTGTGATGCGTAGTCAAAGCTACCCCACTTCTCTCCTTCTTCCGGCAAGAATAATCCTCGAATGATAGACTTGATTTGTGGATCTCGGGCTGGAATTTGTTGGAGGTTTGGATTAGATGAGGAGAAGCGACCAGTAACGGTGCCACCGTCATCAGACCGAAGAGGATGGAACTCGGCATGAATGCGTCCTTTGTGAGTAAACTTCAAGATATTGGTAATGAACGTAGTATTTGCTTTGTTGAGTTCACGCAAGCGAACAATGTTCTGCGCTATCGGATGCTGGTGCGATGCCAGAAACTGTTTGGTAAAAGAAGGCGCGTCTGACTTCGGTGTCCTTGGATACGAAAGCTCAAGCTTGTCAAACACCTTCGAAACTGATGTCGCGTTCCATGGCTCTACATCTAGCCCTGTCTCTGTCTTGATCTCCTTGCGTATTTCTTTTTCGCGTTGCTCCAGTAGCTTACGAGCATTCATTGAACCTTCTTCGTCAACCCGTACACCGCGCCACCGCATGTCCAAAAGCATAGGAGTGAGGGCTGTCTCAAGTTCGAAGATGCTGCTCACCTCTTCCCTAATAATGTCTGGTTGCATACGATCCCACAACCGTTTGGTAACTGCCGCGTCCTGCTCTGCATACTGACCAACAAACCTAGCGGGCAGTTTCCACATCTCTGATTTTGCGTCCACGCCATAATCCGCTGCGGCAAGTTTCAAAAGTTTTTCGTTCTTGCGCTCTTGTAAGTAGTCAAATGCCAGTGAGTTCAAGTTGTACCAGCGACGGTTCTCGTCAAGCATAGCCGCCGCAACCATGGTGTCGTACACCGGACCACGGACTTCAATCCCTGCCCAGCGTAGCCATCCAAGATCGTATTGTGCATTGTGCATGACCTTCGGCACATCACACTCCATCATCTCCTTGATGTAGCCGTGTACTGCCTTTTCAGGCATGTTGCCGCCAACTTCGTGACGCACCGGGTAGTACCCACAGAAGTCGTTGAACGCCACAGCGTAGCCAATGATATAGCCGTCATCCCGCGCCCAACCTGGTCCTAGTGTCATAAGATTGGGATCTCGTGTCTCGAGGTCGATGGATATAACCGTTGCGTCTTTGTAGTGATCGGGAAAGGAACTGGGTGGTGTCCAATCCTGATCCAAAGCAATCGATGCTACCTCACGGATATCCTCTTCTGGAATCTCCCTTGGCTGTAGCTTCCATTCGGTGTCTTTTTCTGTGAAAGATAATTGATCGCCCTTCATAACTGAAATCTCCATCTTGCCTCTGGGTTATCGACCACAAACAATTTCTGCTTGGCTCTTGTAGCACCAACATAGAATACACGACGTTCTGCGTCTGGCTCACTCATAGTGCAACACGCTTTGGTGGACTCCAACAACAGAGCTACATTGTCTGCCTCGCCGCCTTTGGCTTTGTGTATTGTAGACAAAACGATCCTTGGGTTTTCATCGTCGAACTTCTCACCGGACTGTAGAACCGATGTAATATAAATACGTTCTTGATCGCTAACTTCCAGCACCTCGTACCAGTGCGTTTCTTGCAGATATTGCTGGGTCAGAGATTCCAAAAACTCTATGCCAAACGTTTCAAACTCGGTGGCCTTCAACATCTTGTTGCCAGCCGTGCGGATCTTTCTGTCTACTTTGATTTTACGCCACACCTGAGACATCTCTTCTTTGTCTATCTCTAGGCCGCGTGTGAGTTTTGTGAAGCCCCGGACAACATCCAATGTTGACTTCGCCACGCTCCAGCCATTGCCGTTCCGCCAAAATAGATACCCGTTGTTCTTCAAATCAACCGCGACACGATTGGCGATGTAGTTTGTTCGAGCCAGTATCATCCACTGTCCCTCTTCCAAAGGCAGTTCGTCTATCTTGTAGTGATACGAAACATTGCCGTGGTCTTCTCTCGGGTTCCACTTCTTCTCTATCCGCCCCTGCACATGCTTGATCATGCGCGTTGCTTCTTCATGCACGGAACGTGGAACTCGGAAACTTTGGTCGAGGACAAGAGCTTTATCCGCCGTATTGCATCGCTGTACAAACTCTGACGAATCCACACCCATCCACTCGTAAATAGCCTGATCGTCATCCCCTGCGTAGTAAATTTTTTGAGAGTTGTTTTTCAGTTTATCAACCATGTCCCATTGTAGAGGAACGAGATCTTGCGCCTCATCAACAATCAGGAGATCTAGTTCAGGAGCTTGCCCCTGGCTGATGAACATCTCAATCATATCAACAAAGTCAATCTTTTCAAGGGCTTGCTTGTATGCAACGTATGTCCGAACAACGTGGTCAAGTTCGATGCTGTGCAAATTCCAGTTGTTTGAAAGATTGAACTGCTCCTGCAACGGCACCTTCCTAACACGCGCCATGTTGTAGATAGACAAATACATGTCACCCTTGCCACCTATCCGAAAGAACTCACCATCATTGATGTTCATGGATTGTGTAGAAGAGAACGGCAAGCCGAGCTCTGTCTCTAACCTCTGATAGTCAAAGCTACGCAGGACAGAATCCGTCTTCAAACCAAGTTGCCGGAAAGCCAAAGAGTGCAGTGTTCTGAAGTGCACCATCTTTTTGTAGTCGAGTGCTAGCTCACGAGACGCACGGGTTCGTGCTTCTTCTGTTGCCTTCTTGCTGAAAGAAACAAAGCCGATGCGCTCCGGTGGTGTGCCCTGTAGCAAGGCATCCTTCACAATGTTAATCAACGTGTGTGTCTTGCCCGTCCCAGGCGGACCTAAATATGCAGAAGTACTCATTAGAACGGTGCCTCGTTAGAACTAATCTCAATGGCTGGTATCTCTACGTCACTCGCAAACTCAGGCACTGACCAAACACGGACACTCTTGCGCTTCTTGGCTTTGTCGTAGAAGTTCTTGACCGTGCTGGATGACTCGCCGTTGTTCAGTTCCTTCAGCCGTTCTTGTACCTGACCCCGTGTGTATTGGGTAAAGCCCTTGCCCTTCAGGAAATCCATCAAAGCATCTAGCTTGAAGAACACTGAACCGTTTTCCGTAAATGGTTTGTTGAGCACGAGCTCCTCGAGGCTCATGGCTTGCACCCGCCCCGTGCAGAAAGACTCAATCAACTCGTGGAACTGCCCCTTGTTTGTCAGTTCCGGGGGAACTTCAATCTTCATGCATTCCTGCAAAGCAAGGTTCATCATCGCCGTCCAATCGTCTTCTTTGACACGCGGAGGCAACCACGACAACTGCTCTAGACAAGCACGACCAAACTTCAACTGCATCTGAACGTCTTCACTTGTCAGTTCCAAACGTTCGCCACCGATATCGACAAACCAAACACGCGGCTCTGATAACACGACACTCATGCCAGTAATCTCAAGACTTCGGCCTGACCCGTTGCCCACCCCATACTTTCGTGACAGGCATAGCGTCTTGTTGCAGTAGTCCTTCAACGGTGACTTCTTGCACCCGTACTGGTATTCCTTTTTGCGAAGCTGGTCCTGGATATCGACTATCTCAGAAGCCGGCAGCGGAGGCTTACAGTACTGTTGGTTGTGCTTTTCCAAAAGACTGGGCCAGTTATCCTCGTCCATCTTCTGGTACATGACCCCAATGTTGAACATGGTTTCATTGCGACCACCCTCACCTATGCCATTCGTGGTCAGCGTAATCAGGCACGGAGGACACTCCGGCATGAAGTTTGTCTTTGAGCTAAGTTGCAAGTCCATGAACTCAGCCGGTGTCACCGTCTGCTTGTCCACATACTTTAAGAATTGTTTGAGCGTGAGCTCTTTGCCTCGAGCGTTGAACGCTGGGCGTAATGTTCGATCTACGTCGAAGTACGGAAGGTTAATAAAATTACCTACGTCGCCTCGTTCGACAAGGAGTCTCTCTTGCTTCGGAAAAATTTCCGCCGAACCGTAGCCAAGAGACGCAGCAATCTCCGATAACTTGTCACGCATATCGGATGCCGAAATCCATCCTTCAATGAAGAAGTAGATATGCGCTCCGCCAGATTTAGACCGGCAAACCACAGCAGGAACATCAATCCGAGCGCAATCACGGACAAGCCCAGCATGATCAAGAGGATAAACATCCACATCAATGCAACCGAAACGGCAAGTATTTTTACTAGTGATCGGGATAGCTCCCGCCCCCACGACCCCTTGAAAGTGTTTTTCAATGTGTTCTTCATTTAGTGGTGACCTAATAACCCGAGAGTCGGCCTCTTCTTTGCCGTTCTTTCTCGTACCTTTAATAATTGTCTGTCCATGCGCGGTTTCAAATCCTGAAAAAGCCGCCATGAACTTTTGTGTGTCGTCCATGACAAAACCTCAAAAGTGGTGGGGACGAAGCAACCAGTGGAGTACACCTAGAAGTCTCCCGAAGCCTAGGATACCAGTGCTCCGCCCCCATGATTGCGCCTAAAACGGTACAGGTTCGCCGTCGTTTACGGGCACAACGAGGTCAGGATCGGCTTCAGCCTGGGCTGTGCCGTCTGCCACCATCTCTGAAAGTTCCTTGCATGACTTGTAAAGATCAGCGTCATCGACATAGCCTTCACGACCACCAATCTTCCAACTATTCCATGCACCTTTGTCATTCGAAACTTCGTCTGACTCAAGTCTCCAGATAACACCGAAGCTCGGGATCTTGAAAGTCTTCCCGTCTGCCGTGTGTTCCTGCATCTGGATCATGGTATTCCACTGACGCGAAATCTTGAGGTTCGTAGATTTCATATCAATAATCGCGGATTGCCACGACCCGGTTTCTGGATCACGGATCTTGCAGTAGTGCTGTGCGGAGATGACAAGTTCGTTTCCGTTCGTCATCACATCCTTGTTCTCAACGCGCTGGGCGTTCAGAACTTCATTACTGTTGGGGTCAAGTTCGCCTTGGAACCCGCCGCCCTTTTCTCGAGGCACGAACTCCAAATACTTTTTGATGTACCCGCACGGGATGACAAGTATCTCGTCTTCCCATGTCTGACGCGTCACTGTATTGAACATGTGACCGGCTTGGGCACCTTCAATGTACTTGTCGTCTTTCTTTTTGACCTCGGGTGATGTCGGCTGAATGATACGAATGAACGGTATCTTCATATCGTCGGCAGAGATGTTCTCTGTGCCGGCACCGGCATCTTCAATAAAGTTGTTTAGGAGATCCTTCGGGATCGCCACAGCCTTTTTGCTGGTTTTGGTAACTTGGTTCTCTGACATTACTTCCTCCTTATCTTGGCTTCTGTACCAATATATGCGCCAAATGTTTCAAGGTTAATTTCCTGACCTGATGCAAGCCGATCTTTAATCCACGCCTGTAGCGTCATGGGATGCACTGTGGTCTTGTGTTCGGGATCAAGCCCCTTCTGGGCACAATCATCTACAAAAGCCCCCGCTTCGTTGTCTTGGCCTTTTGAGAACGAAACCTTAACTTCGTTCTTGATGATATCATCCTGACCAATACTCCGTAGGAAAGCAAAAGCCTCTTCCTTCTTGTCTGCGGGTATAGATGCGTAACAGAACTGGCTCAACGTCACGGAGTTACCGTCAACGTCTACCCGGTCTAGACCCATCTCTTGCATTTCTGAAGGAATAAGCTCACGAATAATGCGTAAGGATTCTGATTTCAGATCTTTCGCGGCTTTTTCGTGTTGCCGTACTTCGTCTTGAAGTCTCATAGCCTCACGAACAAGGTTGGACAGTTTAGACCCGTCCTCGGTCTTGATGTCTGCAAATGCATCTGCATCAGCTTTCATCTCATCGAATAGTCCACTCATTAGGACCTCCTTTCTATGCTCTCGTTTCGACGTTTATAGCTCGGCAGCTTTGGTTGAGGAGACTAACGTCAGTCTTAGGAGGTGATTCAAAACCTTGTCGGGCTGACGCTAGCTTACGGATGCCTCATCACCCGTTATCTATCCCGACTTGACAATCTGTATCAAACATATTATTTCATGTCAACAACATATTTTTAGATGTATTGAGATGAATTACACATATAAGACACAACCATACAAACACCAAGAGGATGCATTCAAGGCAAGTGCGGATGAGAAGAACTACGCATACTTCATGGAAATGGGTTGTGGCAAGTCAAAAGTTCTGATCGACAACGCCGCGTATTTGTACGCCGCCGGGCGGATCACTTCTCTTGTAATCGTAGCACCGAAAGGTGTGTACCGGAACTGGGTGCTGAAAGAGATACCCATACACATGCCAGATAATGTCCCAAGACAGATGGCAACGTGGCGTAGTTCGATGAACAAGGCACAGCAAAAAGAACTCACTGATCTGGTGCACTATCACGATGGGCTTCGCATCTTGGTTATCAACGTCGAGGCTTTTGTCAGCACAAAAACCGTGAAGTATGTGCAGAAGTTTATGGAAGGACAAAAGGTAATGTTCGCCGTGGACGAGAGCACCACGATCAAAAACCACAAAGCAAAACGAACAAAGATTATTACCAAGCTAGCCGAGAATTGCGATTACCGGCGCATCCTGACCGGATCCCCGGTAACACAAAGCCCTATGGACTTGTACGCACAGTGCGCTTTCCTGGACCCAGAGCTCCTCGGCTGCGACAACTACTATCAGTTCCAAGCTCGGTACGCGAATATGCGCCGTATCAATATGGGCGCGCACTCATTCAACAAGATTGTATCCTTCAAGAACTTGGAAGAACTAGCCGTGCTCTTGAGAAAGTTTTCCAGCCGAGTGCTCAAGAAAGACTGTCTTGATCTGCCATCGAAAACATACACGATACGCGAAGTGTCTCTGCACCCAGAGCAACTTCAGCACTACATGACCATGAAGAAGGCCGCGCTTGTCATCCTCGAGGACGATACAGTCTTCGCGCAAGAAGCGATGACACAACTACTGCGCCTCCAACAAATTCTGTGCGGGTATCTGCCTGTCGATGATGAGGGAACGCTTGTCGATATCCCAACTCGTAGACTCGATGCCCTGCTGGAAGCTGTCGAAGAAACTAGCGGCAAGATAATTATCTGGGCTCGGTTTCGGAAAGACATTCAACGGATCGAAGAAGCACTCGCAAAGAAATACGGGCGCGAATCTGTCGGTTCATATTACGGGGATACAAGTGAAACAGAGCGAGATGATTTGGTTCGTGACTTTAGTGACCCGGATCATGCAACTCGGTTCTTTGTGGGCAACCCACAAACGGCAGGGCGTGGTCTGACATTGGTGTCAGCCAACACGGTCATCTACTACTCAAATGATTTCAACTTGGAATCTCGTACTCAATCAGAAGATCGGTGCCACAGGATCGGTCAAGAACAACCCGTGACGTATATCGACTTGCTTGCAGAAGGAACTGTGGACGAACACATCGTTCGTATTTTGCGAGGTAAGATTGCGTTGGCGGGGGCTGCACTCGGAGAGGAGATGCGACAATGGCTAAAGGTAAAGTAATGGATACTCAGAAATTTAAATCAATAGCACTGCCGATAGAGGCATATGAAATAGCGAAAGAACTCGCTGAAAAGAATGAGAGAAGTATCGCTCGGCAGATAAGCTTTCTTATCCGCGAAGCGACACAATCATCTAACTCTAAGTAAGTGGTTACAACAACGCTCACCCCCGGGGCACTCCGAACATGTGACAGCGTCACAGTCGGAAGCCTCCTTGCGGCTGCGGGGTGGGAAATACTCCCACGCCTTGGACCAGGGTGAGTGTGGTTTAACCTTTTGTTTTTCCGGTTCTTGCATCAGTCTTTTCCTTTGGAGGTGACCAAAGCTGGTGCGCGATAGCTGTTCGAACAAACTCGCTTTTGGTCTGACCTCTATCCTCTGCACATGATACTAACTCGTTGAACATTGCTTCGTCCAGATCGAAAGACATTGTTTTTCGAGTATTGAACTTCTTGGGTCGCCCCATTTTACTTTCAGTTTGCATCATAATTCTCCTTTATGGCGATGCCGATTTGCTGTGCTATGGCTGGCACAATCGCGTTTCCTAATCCTCTAATTCTGTCCACCCGGCGGGGTATCCCATCAGCCACTCGACCCACTGGGGGTTCAAACTGCCACCAGCGTATCCAGCTAGCTTGCTCTTCTCTTTGATCTTCTGGTAGTCGGTGTTGTCCCCACTGTCCTTGTGATCCCGTGCCGTTGGTGTAGGCCACATTCTCACTGGGTCTTCCGACAAGCTGTCGTTCACCGCCGCGCCCGTGTTCCACCCGTGCTTGCCGTTCTTGTGACTTGGTGCCACTCCGGTGCCGCCCGTCATCGCTGTCGGTGTAGGCCACATCGCTACTGTCTCCTCGTCCACCTGTTCTCGTAGGTTTGCGGGTCGCTTCCTTCCTTTGCGCGCTGTCGTCGCTTGCTTGATCAGAGCTTCCGTTGATCTTTGTGGTAGGTGATCCATTGTGTTGGGCGTTGCCCACCAGCTTCCCGGATCTCTGCCCCTCATCGATGGCGCGTCCTGATTCCCCTTCGCTGTCGGCGTGTGCAATAATCCAGACTCGGTTTCGTTTGTGGGGAGCATTGACGGCGCAAGCTGGAACAACAAACGGCCTTGTGGCGTAGCCAATGGCTTCCAAATCAGATAGCACCTCGTCGAGTCCCAGCTTGATGTGACCATAAACGTTTTCGAAAACGCACCAAGTTGGTCGCTTTGCTTCAACAATGGTTCGTATTTCAGGCCAGATGTGACGGTCATCTTCTGCGCCTCTTTGCTTCCCGGCAACACTAAATGGCTGGCAGGGGTATCCTGCTGTGAGGATGTCACAGTCGGGAACAAGTCTTGTTGGGTCATTCGCTAACTCCTTTACGTCCTCCGCTATGGGGACATCTGACCAATGCTTTCTCAGCACACGGCGACACCAATCATCAGTGTCGCAAAATAATATCGGGCTTGATAATTGAGCCCATTCGAATCCCAGGGCAAAGCCCCCGATTCCTGAACACAGATCAACATGACGTTTCATCTTCTGTCCTTCTCAAAATTCCTATTCCTACATCAAGCATGTTGAGCAGTTGTTTTCTGTTAACAGGCAACTGAACAAACGTGCATGGGTCGCTTTGCGTAACCTTGATACAAAGTTCCGCCGGATACTCTCCGTTGCCAGTGTTCTCTCGCAAGTACACCAAGACTTTTTTGTCAGTGAACTTCGGGGTCATCTTCGTTTTTCGTGAGACTTTTGAAAAAATCCTGCAAATCCGGGACAGCGTCATCCAACATAGACGTTATGGTATCCACCATTTCATCTGTCATCCACTGTACTTTGTCATCGTCGCTGGCAGAATAGATTGCAAAGTTATATGCGTGGTTCTTTTCCATAAACGCCGCGAACAAACGAACCTCAACGTCTTTCTTTTTTTCATCGATCCATAGCCCTGCGACTCCATACCATGCATGGTCCTGGAATGATTTGATCGGAACCATGTCGTGATCGAGAAAGCAAACCGCAACAATGTCGGCATCTTCAATCTTCCCGGCCTTGGGATTGAAAGGTACTACTTCACCCATTTCGTTTCTCCTCGCCATATATCTTCTCTTCCTCGGGGAACGATGTGCACAGAGCAAAAGTTCCCTGTCGTGATGGCTCTCTGTTGTATTCCACCACCAAATCAAGACATGCATCGCGCTCCATGTTTGGTTTCGCTTCGACCATCTTGAATGCATTGCTATGCAAAATTGCGACTACTATGAAAACGTATTCCATTTTTTGATCCTTCTGAGTGTGCGCTGCCAGACGTTCTGACTGCGTTGTGTGTTGATTAGTCCCATGGCGAAAACATCCGAGCCAATTCGGTAAGGACTTTGTTTGAGTTTCTTTCTTTGTGGCTTAGTCATCTATCTGCCCCTTATCTAGCTTCAATGAATAGTCTTTAATTACTTCGCCGAACTTTTCGTTGCCCCGCTGGTATGGTTCTATTCGAACTATCCGACCATCTTGGTACTTGCGTGTGTGACCACGCACCCAGTGCAGTTTCCGGCACCCCTCTTCCGATGGGGTTTCTGTACGCAACACAATTCCCCTGGGCTTGGGTAAGTCTATCTCTATTGTCTTCAAGTCGATAGTCGGCTTGGTCGCAACTAGTGCCCTGTTTTTGCGTGTCGGTTTGCCAACAAGCTTGGACTCATGCCATGTAAAATTCAGTTCACTCAACAGCCACGCCAACATACGAATGTCATCCTCATACATCGCTGTTGAAGAAGTTACTGTGGTAGCCATCGCTTGAGGCTGTTTCAACATGATGCCGTAGTCATCAAGAGGGTAAGAAATCCCCAAGCTTGAAGTAATTCTTTTCTCAAGGTTCATGCGTATGTGCGCCGGGGCAAAGTCTCTTATCTCCGCTGACCAGTGCTCACCAAGACATTGAAACGATTTTGAGTTTGCTTCGTAAGGCATCTTACTTATGTGCTCTTTGCCCGTGAACAAATAGCAAGTCTTAGGAATGTAATAGGAAAGATTTTCCGTGGCATGAGATTGCGGCTTCAGATACTTCTGAACAACAATCGTGTCGTCCGAAGTTGAATGAAGCGTGGTCGGTCCAACAAGACAGAGAGGCCAGATGTCCCCCTCTTTGAAACTGCGTATCGCTCCGGCGCGTTGAATGTGCCAGCCTACCCATTCCGGGGCGAAGTGTGTGTCGTCATTTCTCCAGCGTTGAAACAAACGAGAGTTGCGCTCTCCCTCAATCCACATGTTGTCGAAGGGCGGAACGGCGTTGTTGATTACATCAAAAATTTTCTCCCACTCCGCACCCGCGCTATCAAACAAAACTCTCTCAACCAAGTCATCATCAACCCTGAACCTGTGTGCACGTTGTAGTGAGATGCTGATTTGTTTCATCAGTGTTTTTGCTCCACGAGCCTTGTAGTTTGCATACAAATGCTTGGGCTGTGTTGTCAGTGCTGTGATGAAGTGGTCGATTAATTGATCGCCCTCCAACTTAGGAAGACTGTCGAAATCTCTGAGATGTGGGAACGCATACTTGCCGTTGCGTAGCTGTCTCTGAGCATGTGGGTCGCCGTGTTCGGCTCTACCCACAAGATGCTGAAAACCATCTTCTACGTTTATGCCGTTACTGGTCAGCTTTATTCCATTTGAAGACATGACTTGTCTCTTAGCCTTGTCCATTATGTGGTTGCCAGCCGTTTTCTCGCCCTTTGCCATATCAGTACCACGCGCCTACTGGCTGTTCCCAGTTTTCATCAAAGTGCTCGTCCAGAGCCTCGACCCACGCCTTCGGCATCCATGCATCAGGCTCATCATAACCATGCTGAAAATTTTCTTCGGGGATTAGGTTCTTACCATCCTGGTCCTTGACTGCCATAATCATGTAGTTGTGGCAGCCCCACGAATCACATTCAGCCTTAACGTTGAATTGTTCCTCAATGAAATCCGATACAAGGTCAGTGCCATTCCAGCTATCGCCATCGTGAAACCCAAACTTGTCGAACGCTTCACGCCACTCAAACTCAATTTTAAAAGATGCCATTACTCGTCTCCTCCAACGTTGTCCGGGTTACCTGTCTTAGCCACGAGCTCCATGCCCTTGACCCATGCATCAAAAGATTGCTGTTGAATGTCCTCGGAACTTGGTTCTTGGGACATGAATGAAAAAGTTATTTGCTTTTCGTCTGCCATCGTGTACTCCTTTAGATGGGACTTTATGTATGCAACATAGCATATTCCAATGTATAACCTTTTCTATTGGATATATCAAGGGGTGAAATGAAAAAAGTGATACATTGATACAGATGCATAAGCTTATTTCTGTGAGATTTTTGTTGTAAGTTTTTTTGTGAAAATGGTGTATCAGTGTATCAGTGTATCAGTTTCTCTGTAACGCAGGGTATACAAGGGTTCTAGCTGATACACTTGTGTTACACTAGCTGTATCAACTGTATCAGGGTGCAGTCATACTGATGGCGCGAAATCTGTGACTTTGCTATATATTAATAAAAGTCAGGGGAAATAGTTTTAGGGGATAGAAATGAGGCCACGTTTAAGTTTTTGGAAGAGCGCACCACCGACAAGCTCATGGGGCTTCGGGCTTGTTTGGCGTGGTGATAAAAAAGGTTGGGTTCATTACCCGGCGAAATGGCATGGCTTCTATAGGAGCCTGATTAAAACTTGGGAACATTATAAACATGCGAGGAAACATGGAGCTTGAAGCCGAAGAACAATCAGGTGGATTTTTAACCAATCGTCAGAAAGAATTTTCACGACATATTGTTGAAGGTGTATACAGCAACGCCGAGTGTGCTCGACGCGCTGGATACAGTGAGAAGGTCGCGGTGAAATATGCTCACAAACTTCTCAACGGAAAAGACTTCCCGTTAGTCCCGCAACACATCGCTGAACTCCGTCAGGAACATGAACGTAAATACGGAGTGACATTGATAGGGCAACTCAAAAGATTATCCGACCTGTCACACAATGCCGAATCGGAAGGTCAGTTCTCTGCTGCCATCAACGCAGAAAAAATTCGTGCCAGCTTGGGAGGGCTGACTGTTGACCGACGCGAGAACCAACATGTCCATTCGTATGACCAAATGTCTCGGGATCAAATTATTGAACAGCTATCCAAGTTGAGAGACGAACACCCGGCCGCTTTCATCGAAGCAGAGTATGAGGAGGTACTTGATGCCGACACCGGAGCGCAACCTTTGGAACAGATTGAAGACCGCACTGCCGAAGGGAACACACAAAACGAGGGTTGAAAATAGAGCAGGGTCAGGCATCCCTGACGTACACATTTGTGCGGATAAAACAGCCTTTTGGGTCGAATTAAAATGTATAAAAGGAGACACTGTCTCCATACGTCCCTCACAGATTGCGTGGAATATGCAGTATTCTGCCGCTGGTGGCATCTCCTTCTTCTTAGTTTCACGACCCAAGAAGCCTAGTCTATTTTTATTTGACGGCGGTGATGCCTTGCGCCTTGCGTCCGAGGGCGTATCCGGCACCGGGATCCAGGCTGCATATACCGGGGATGATCTTGCGGCTTGCGTCCGTTCCATGTTTGATCGAGTCCGGGTGATCCAGGTTGATCAAACCTTGCGCCTTGCGTCCGAATATGAACCCGGCAGCCCCGGGTGATCCAGGGTGCCTTGCGCCTTGCGCCCCAATACCACCCGGCTGCAGCCAGGCCCGGTGATCACCGGGTATCTCAAGGTTTGATTCTTCAATGTTTTGGGTAGGAAACGTTCTTTACTTCCGCGTTCCAACAGGCACGGCAGTCGCCGCATTTGCCGGATTGCTGTGAAGCTGGGCATATGTGCCCGAGGCTAGGGCCCTGGTAATCGCTATCGTGCACTGTGGAGGTGTTCTCGAAGCTATTCAGCGGCGAATCGTTGACCATTGTCGCGCTAGCGCGCAGTACTACGTTGCCGGGTAGCGTTCCCTTGCGTTGCAGTAGCACTGTCTTCCAGATCTTTGTTTCCCGGGTCGGGATCCAATGGGACTTACCTGGTGTACGTTCACACACTTCCAGGATCTGATGCCCGTGTTGTACTGACTGTACGTCGCCGGAGTCGAACCACCGGAAATAAGGAGACCGGGTCTTGTTAATTGTTCCAACCATGAGCTCAACCCACTTCGGGGACTTCATGAAGTCCTGGCGTTTAGCCATGGCTTCTTTAACCGATGGATACCGGTAAGATCCTTTTAGGGCATAGCAACCGTGACACACGGAGCCGGGTACCTGGGCCAGCTTTGATCCGGTCTTGCAATCAGCGGCCGGGGTTGAGATTGAATAGCCTGGCATCTTGCTTGTATTAGATAAGATGGCAGACCCTTTATATGTTCCAAGATTTTTTGTCATGTCCTAAACCTACATTATTCCAATGGATATGTCAAGCCTTGCGCCTTGCGTCCGGTGCAATTTTTGATCCAGGCCCGCGGGCTTCGCCCCGGTGATCCGCAGCGTTCCTTGCGCCTTGCGCCTGAATCCGATTCGATCCGGGCCCAGGCTGCGGGTGATCCCGGTTACCTGGAAAGCTGGGCACGAAAAAAAGGGCGGCCGAAGCCGCCCTTTTTCCCGCCAACCAACTCTAAGCTTCAACAAGGATTGTGCTTTCGAATAGATTAATCTTCA